ATCGACGGCGAGACTGTGACGGAGATTGACAAGCTTAACGGACGTGCGATTATTGGCGGTGTTGACCTCACTGCAGGTATTCAGGATTATATTTGATATATGGGTCAGCGTGGGTCATGCTGCGCTGGCTTTTTGATTATTGGAGGTATTAGTTATGGACGAGAATAATAATGTTGAGGAGTTTATAGATGACGATAAGGCTGCGTTGGAGGCTGCCTCTGATGCGGATGCAGCGGACTTGAATGAGGATCTCAACGAAAAGCTTCCGTATACGGTTAAGCTGTCCCAGACTTACAATTTTGAGGGTAAGCAGATTAGCGAGGTAGATTTGAGTGGATTGGAGGATCTTACCACTGCGGACGCGGGATATATTGATAGGGTGATGGCAAAGCTTAATTACCACCCGCGCGACAAGTTCAGGGATGTAATTTATACAAAGCATATCGCTATGAAGGTTACGAAGCTTCCAATTGAGTTCTTCAACGGGCTTAAGTGGAAGGACATGCAGGCTGTAACTTCGAGGATTGCTATATATTTTTTATTCTAGGTATGGATGATGATTTTGCGGTAAATCTTAGGAAAACCGCAGTCAGGGTTTCCATGAGACTTAGCAGCTCCATTGAGTATCTTATGAATATGCCCATTAGTGAGTTCGTTGAGTTGGTTGATGAGATTATCGCAATTGATGATGAGGAACGTCGCAGAAGGAAGCGTTAGGAGGGTGTGTCATGGCTAATAGAACTACATATGAGTTAGAAGTTAGGCTTGGCGCTTCCACGTCGGCGAGCTGGAAGGCGAGTCTTAAGAAGGCGGAGCAGGGGTTGGAGAATCTTAACTCACTGTCCAATAAGATTGTGGCTGGTATTGCCGCGGGTGTTACGGTGGCTGCGGCTACGGCTACCATGGCGATATCTAGTGCTGTGGATACTTACAAGGGTTTTGAGCAGGAGATGGCTAATGTAGAAGCTATTTCAGGTGCCACCGAGTCAGAATATCTTGCCTTGAAGGAGGCGGCTATGGACGCAGGGCGCAGTACAGTGTTTACGGCGCAAGAGGCGGCAAGTGCGCTTGGTTATATGTCCCTTGCAGGTTGGAGTGCGCAGGAGTCGATTGAGGGATTGTCTCCTATGTTGCGGCTCGCGGCTGCTACTGGCGCTGACCTTCAGACGACAAGCGATCTTGTGACTGATTCCATGAGTGCGTTGGGGCTTGGCGTTGATGACCTTGAGACATATATGGATAAGCTTGTCACTGCTAATAATAAGGCAAATACCACGACAGAGCAGCTTATGGAGGCTCTGGTTAAGGCTGGTGGTGCGTCCAAGGTGCTTGGTGTCAGTCTTGATGATACAATCACATCTCTTGGCATTATGGCAAACAATGGAACAAAGGCCGAGGAAGCTGGTACTGCACTTAACGCAATCATGGTAAGGTTTTCAGGTAATTCAGAGGCTATCGGTGAGTTGTCAAGGCTTAATGTTAATCTCTGGGATGACAATGGCAAATTTGTTGGTTGGAAGGAAAGTCTTATAGCGATTGACGAGGCTTTATCAGGTCTTACTGATGAGCAGAGAGCACTTAGCCTTACAAAACTTGCTGGCACTAACCGTTACTCACAGTTTGAGTACCTGTTGGAGGGTGTAAGAGAAGCGGCTGACGGTTCTCAATCTGCATGGGACTTGTTGGAGTCGCAGGTGGAGGAAAGTTCCGGAGCACTTGGCAGGATGTATGACACAACTACTGATACGTTGGAGAATGCCGAGGCTAAGCTCAACTCCGCTAAGGAGGATATGCAGATTAGGCTTGTGGACGTCTTCTCCGACGATGCCAAGGATTTTGTGAACTGGCTGGCTGAGAAGCTTCCAGAGGTAACAGATACCCTTGTTGATTTTGCAGAGGCTCACCAGGGTGAGTTTGCATCGGTGCTTGAGAGTGTCGGTGACGGTATTGAAACGCTGTGGGAGGGCGGTATTTCTGCCTTTAGCTGGCTTATAAAGAATAAGAGTGCCGTTGTTGGGGCTATTAAGGCAGTTGCAGTGCAGATTGCGGCGGTCAAGGTGGCTCATACGGGTATTAAGATTGCAGAGTATCTGACCAATCCTCTTACTGCTGGTCTTGCGGTGTTTGAGCTGGGTGCTCTGGCTATAGGTGGTTTTGCTACAGCTATCAGCGCCTTGTCTGGTCATTTTGATGATTTGAGAGAGGCGGCTAAGGAGGCATATCTTGAAGGAAGTTTCGGGGACATGGCACTCTCCCTTTCCGAAATCGAGAGTGTGGCGGAGCAGATTATTGGGAGCAGTTCACTTACAGGTGTGCTTGAAACCTTGGAGCAGTTCGGAGAGCTTGACCAATACCAGTCTGAGATAGACAAGGCCGTAGAATCTTTGAACAAATACAACTGGAAGGTGTCAATCGGATTGGAGTTGTCGGAGGATGAGAATGAGGCGTACAAGTCTGCCATAGATAGCTATTCAAAGGCGGCACAGGATTACGCTTTGCAGGAGAGATATGCAGTGAAGCTTGGACTGTCGGTTGCCTTTGACGGCAGTGACAGTGATATTGTAGACAAGGTGGATAACTTCTATGCCGACAAGTATGATGAGCTGTCCGCACTTGGCACGTCGCTTAATGAGGCTATAACGGAGGCTTTTAATGACGGTCTGCTTGATATTGACGAGGTTGGGAAGATTTCAGAGATTCAAAAGCAGATGGCGGATATACAGAGCCAGCTTGCGTCTGGTGAGATGGATGCGCAGCTTGCCCTGCTGGAGCAGGACTATTCAGGGGCGAAGCTTGACGCTGACAGTTATGAGAAGCTGGAGGAGGAACTCGCAGACCAGGTGGCGGCTGCAATGGAAACTTATGATGAAGGTTATTCCGAGGATATAAAGGCTTTAAGTTCGGCTTATAACAATGGAAATGGAACATTGACTAAGGAAGAGTATGATTCAGGAATGGCTGAGATTATGCAGAACAGAGCCAATCAGAAGGCACAGACGCAGTTGAAGGCGCTTAATTTTGAAATTAACACCGTAAACGAAAGCTACAGTGCTGCATACGAGCAGGCAATCGGAGATGCAATCGACAAATACAATTCTTCCAATAGTGAATGGGTGGAAAGACCACAACAGTTATGGGAGTCAATTATTGACGAGATTGCAGACGGTGAAACTGGTGAGGCTCTAGGGGACGCAGTAGATGAGTTGCTGGAAAAAATGCAGCCGACCATTGATTCATTGTACGAACTAGCCGATGAAGACTGGGACAGCCTTGATGCGGATACACAGGCGGCTGTATCAGAAGCAATTAAGAATGTGGAACTTCTACAGTCGATGGCGAACGGTTCAAATTTGGACATTGACGTGTTGCGAAAGGATATTGCCGACCAGATTATCGACGAGGCAGATGACGGTAGCAATATCAAAAAATTTGTAGAGGAAAATTATGGTGAGTTGACTAGTTACGCCGAACCTGTTATTGATGAGGAGTACGCTAAGACGGCTGATTATATGCAGGAGGTATACAGTAATCCTTTCAGTGTAAATTCGAGCGTTGACATTACTCTTACGCCACAGTACGATACAAGTGAACTAAAAGCCATGGGCAAGTATTACGGGACTACGTACAACGCACAGAAATATTTTGACGTCAAATCCAACGCCGAGGGCGGTATCTACAGCAGTCCGATTCTTACAACTTTTGCCGAGGAAGGACCAGAGGCAGCGATTCCACTTGACGGTTCTGACAGGGCTAAGAATCTGTGGGCTAAGGCTGGTCAGATTCTTGGCACGCTGTCGGGCAGTGCAAGTGACAGTGGTGTTATAAGTGGGACTGGCGGAGGTGTGCAGGTGTCTTTCAGTCCCACGATTAATATACAGGGCAATGCCTCCAAGGATGATGTGCAGAGCGCCTTGTCGCTCTCGCTTGACGAGCTTCGCAATATGCTTTCGGAAATTGAGCGTGAGAATGGAAGGGTGTCTTTTGGTTAGGGGGTCATGATGGGCGGTTATTATTATGTGACTAAGCAGGGCGACATGTGGGATTATATTGCGTGGAAAGTGTACGGCGATGAGAGGCAGTTTGAGCTGCTTTTGACTTGCGAGGAGAACAGGGAGCTGTTGGACATTTATATTTTTTCAGCAGGTACTAGAGTGTGGTGTCCAGAGGTGTCCGACAATACCAGTTTGCTCAGTGTTGCTCCATGGAGGGATAGCCAGTGAATACTATGAAGTCCAAGCTTATTATTGAATATAATGGTGTGGAGGCTACGGATATCATTGCCGATGATTGTGATTCGTTTACGTGGAAGGATAACGCTTCTGGTTCGGCGGATACCGTTACACTTGGGCTGGCGGACATCGACAAGAAGTGGATGAACGGCTTCTTCCCTGATGAGGCTGACAGGTTCAAGGCGTGGATCGAGCTGTCGGAGTGGGCGGCTGATTACAGGTCAGGGAGGATATACTGTGGCATGTTCTCTGTGGATTCGTTGGCTTATTCGGGCTTCCCTGAAACATTGCAGTTGTCGGGGATATCCACGCCCACTGACGGCAATTTCAATGTCAGGCAGAAGAGCCGCACTTGGGAGAAGACCTCCGTTAAGACGATTATGGGGGATATTGCGTCTGGTGCTGGTGTGGAGCTTGTGTTTGACGCTGATGATGTGACTGTTGATTCTGTAAATCAAAATGGCAAGACAGACCTTGCTTTTGCATATGCGTTGTGCAGTGACTATGGGTTGTCACTTAAGTTGTACAACAGCAAGTTAGTGGTATATGACCAGACGAAGTATGAGAAGAAGGACGCACTATATACCATTACCAGTGAACAGCTTGGCGGTGGTGGGTCTTATTCCATTAGCCGTCAATCCACTAAGGTGTATGACAGTGTGAAGATTCAGTATACGAGTTCGAAGAAGACGCTTACATATGAGTACACCATACCGGGCAAGACAGGGAGCAGGCAGATGTTCATATCAACAAAAGCGGAGTCGTTAAGCGATGCGGAGAAGAAGGCAAAAGCCGCACTTCGTGAGAATATAAGGGATAGTCAGACGGTTACGATTAAGATGATGGGCAGTGCAAAGTATCTGGCGGCTGATTGCTTCAATCTTGAAGGGTTTGGGAAGCTTGATGGTAAGTACTTTATTGACAGCGTTACACATGCGAAGTCGGGTGGCAAGTATACAGTAAGTATTGTGGCGCATTTGACTTGTACGGAGTTTTGATTTTGAAATAAATGTATATTTAAAAATATTGCTAAAGCTACCCTGATGTGTTAAAATCATTGAGGGCAGTACCAAAACGGTAGGCGGTTCGCCTTTGCGTAGAGTTTTCTACAGAACTTCCATTCCGAAAGGAGTGATGTAGTTATGAGAGTGGAAAATACAACGAAAGGGCTACATATGTTGACTTTAGAAGGCTTGATTGCAGTTATTAGCTTATGTGCAACGATGTTTGCATTAGGCTATGCAGTTGGGCGTAATGATAAATAAACATAAAAATAACCGCTGTACCCTGAGAAGTTAGCGGCTATTTTTATAACCAATATTAATCAGGCGAACCGTCTATTGGTATTGCCTTTCTTATCTGTATCTTAGCATAGATTGAAGATGTTTTCAACTTAAATTTTAGGAGAGCGAAAGATTGCGCTTGGTTATTATAAAAAAGAAATATTTGTGAATGATTGAATTATAAAAGTAATTAAAAGATGAAGAATTGTTATTGCAAACAGATAAAGCCTGTTATATAATTGAAATAATAAAAGGTGCTACCGAAGTAAGCGGTTAGCCCCGAATAGTTGGTTTAATGAATTATAACCGCATCAGATTGGAGCTGGGGCGGTTATTTTCGTTTACCGATTTGATAAAACAAAGCAGCGACTGCTGTAATCATTATCACAAATTGAATTGTTTGCTCTAACATGAGAAAAATAATATTGATAAAACAACTATGATATGCTAAAATCATTGAGGGCAGTACCAAAACGGTAGGCGGTTCGCCTTTGCGTAGAGTTTTCTACAGAGCTTCCATTCTGAAGGGAGTGATGCAAATATGCGACGAGTGGGAAATAATACAAAGGGGCTACATATGCTGACAGTAGAAGGCTTGATTGCTGTAATAAGTCTCTGTGCGACAATGTTCGCATTAGGCTATGCAATCGGGCATAATAACAAATAAGCATAAAAATAACCGCTGTACCCTAGCAAGTTAGCGGTTATTTTTATGATTGCAACTATAAACTAGGCGAACCGTCTAGCGGTATTGCCTTTCTTATCTGTATCTTAGCATAGATTGAAGATGTTTTCAACTTAAATTTTAGGAGAGCGCAAGATTGCTCTGGGCTATTATAAAAAGGGCAGCCTCAAATATGTGACAGCTACCCCTTTTTAGCTTGACAATCACATGTCATAGCCATATAATCAATGTAAGAGGTATGAAGATTTTTGCACGTCCTCATACCTAGCGGAGACATATTATAAGTGTATTATAATAATGGCTATCCCCTATTTGCCGTAGGAGATAGCCACTTTTCTGTCTATGACTAGATTAGTTTTTAACGATTGTGATTATCAAGGTATGTAAGTACTGCAAAAATCACAAGTACAAATGTCAACACTTCAAGCGTATTCATATAACATACCTCCTTTCCGTCTCCAGAAAGGCAATCGGACTATCTCCATGTCTTACATTGATATAAACAATATACAGCATTTTTGCATAGTTGACAATAATTTTAACCAAAAAAGCAAGCCAAACGCAAAATTGCATTCTCTGATTTATTTTAAGAAAGCAGTTGAATTTTAACGAGACCAAAATTGAACTCGTTAAAAATTTAGATAAAAATGTCTTGACTCGTATTTTCAACGAGAGCAAAATTGCGCTGGTTAAAATATATAATCAACAATTAGGAAAACTGACAGTGCAAAATTGCACCATCAGCTGTTTTCAACTTAAATTTTAGGAGAGACCCAAATTGGTCTTTCTGATTTGGCTGAATTTAAAATTTAGGAACGAAATAGCCGAGACCAAAATTGGTCTGGGCTATTTTTAACAGGCTCAACTTTGAGCCGAGCGATTTAGGAGAACGCAAAATTGCGTTCTCTTATTTTGACGGGCTGAAAATTCAGCTCGTTAATTTTTTATATAAAAAGACACTCAACGCAAAATTGCGTTCAGTGAAATCTTTTAAGAAAGCAGTTGAATTTCAACCAATCCAAAATTGGATTGGTTAAAATTTATATAAAAAGGTCTTGACTTTTTGGCAGACATGAATTATATTTTAATTAGTGGCAGACAATAAAGCGAGGTGATTAATTTGAGTCCACGTATAGGAAGACCACCTATTGAAAATCCTATGTCTGAAAGAATTACAGTTAGATTAGATAATGAATGCTTAGAAATATTAGCTAATTATTGTAAGGTAAATAAAAAAGACAAGGCAGAAGCGATTAGAGATGGTATTCGAAAATTAAATGAAAAATAAAGAGCAACTGCTCACCCTGGAAAAGTAACAGTTACTCTTTACTACTACGAAAGGAGATATCCTCTCATGAAATATTCTATCATGATTGGTAACTTCTTTCAAGAAATTAAATTGGTCTTTCTGATTTGGCTGAATTCAAAATTTAGGAACGAAATAGCCGAGCGCAAGATT